CATGTCAGCAACAGTTGCTGTAATCGAAGTGAACGATCCTTTTGAATAATCAAAAAGACCTTGATCGTTTGCATCAGATCCTTCGTAGAATCTATCGTACAAGTTAGTACCTGTATAACCTGTAGAAGCACTTGCTCCACCAGCACCGCCCGGGATACCGTAAGGAGAATAGTGACCGTTACCTGCAGTTCTTTCTTGAATTTTAGGTACGAAGAAGAACAATTTACCAATTGGTAAGTTCATTGCTTGTACTGAAACGATGTCGTTTGCTAATAATTTAGAGAATACACGACGGATAATTGGGAAAACTACAGTCTCGAAAGAACCAGATGCATCAGCTGTTGCTGCTTCATTGATTAAGTAAGACGCTTGGTTTTCATACAATTGCGCGATGTTATCTTTTTGGTGACCGTTAAGACCTTCTAAAAAGCCTAAGTCATCCCATTTTTTGATGGTATCTTCTTTGATAACACGAAGGTGCTTAAGACCGATGTTACCTACCATACCTGATTCTAATAATGCTCCCATTTTGAATATTTGTTTTTGGTTTTTTTATTTATTATTTTATTTTACTCATCAAATCTTTCATTCTCTTGAATTGTGGATTCTCATAAGCCTTAGCTTCTGATAACACTTCTTGAGATGTTGAGGTTGATGGAGTATTAGAGATTTTTTCAACTACTGATTCAGTTACTGTTATTTTTGTACCTAACTCAGTTTTTATTGTATTGAATAGACCTTTAGCCTCATTCATTGTAGAAACTGAATCAAATCTCTTTAATATGTTCAATTTCTCCTGTTTTGTTGTAGAATGTTCTGTAAATAAACGAGTGGCATATGCTAAGTTTGCATTGAAAACAGCAACCTCATTAAGTTTTTCTTTAAAAAGGATTAACGCCTTCTTATACTCAGAATTTTGCTTTTTTAAGTTTTCAACTTCTTCATTCATTTCGTGACGACCAGCTTTGTATTTTTTACCCTGAGGTGCTCTAACGTCAGCTCCATATGTTCTTGCAGCTTCACCAACTTCTTGTTCTTTAGGTTCCTTTTCTTTAGGTTTTTCGTCTTCATCATCTAACTCAATTTCGTACATAAATTCTTCTTCCATTTCAGTATCCATTTCAGGTTCCATTTCAGGTTCCATTTCAGGAGATTCCATTTCTGATTCATCATCACTATCAAGTTTGATAATATAGTCGTCTTCACCTGTAGACATTTCGACATTGTTACCGTCTTTTTTAACCACAATACCATCTTCTGGTTTCATAGCCTTAAAAACTTTTAGTACTTCATCATCTGAAGCACCTGTCATGTCCATCACATCTTCTTCGTCATCGGAAAAATCATCCAAAGATGGTTCTTCGTCTTCTGATTCTGAATCTGTAGGTAATTCGTCATCGCCCATTTCTGAGTCTAATGAGTCGATACCTTTAGTAGGATCTTCGTTATCGAGGTCTGTTGTGTCATTTTCAGCGTCATCAGCTTCAGCATCATCTGCTGTTGCGTCATCGTCTGACATATCGTCTGCCTCTTCGTCAGGATTAACTTCGTCCTCAGGTTGTTCACCCATAGGGATTTCAGTATTGTCCTCTTCTTCCAATGATTCTTTAAGCAAGTCATTCAGTTCTTGTTTCATGGTTGAAGCAAGTATACCCTTTGCATTTTGCTTTACGGCTTCTTCAAGTGTTTGTATTTGAAGTAACGCTTGTTCTAAAATTGATTTTTCAGTCATTGTGAAATTTTGTTTTATTATCTTATAAATACTACGATTTTATTAAAAATTTAGTTTTTCAATATTAATAACCCTATAAAATTTATTATTTGGATAAAAAAGTATCTAAATTCCCCATTAATTTTTTCATTCTATTATCAACTTGGGGTTTTTTCTCTTCAGCCTCTTGATATTGGTCTCTTTCGGATTGGTCAGCAAAAACATATGCACCTGGAGTTGATGGTGATGACACTAAATCAAAACACACTAACTCGAAGTCCTCCTGAACAATATTTTGTCCTTTTACATTTTTAAGTGAACCAACACCACGAGAAGATATACCTAAAGTTGCTCCGTTCATGATTAACATAGCAGCTTGGTCTCCCTTAGTAGAAACAATACCCATCTTTCTCCAACCCGGAGATGTGAATAATTTAATTTTACCCATGAGGATTTGACCGTCCCACCATGTTTCAATAATTGAATGTGAGACTCTATCTAAGTCGATAAGTGAAGATGAGGGATGGTTTAATTCATTAAGTGCTCCACCCTTTTTAATGAGTGTTTGATATTTCTCGTTTTCTCTCTTAAGTAACATCTCAGGATAAATCCTTCCGTTCTTATTTGGAGTGTCGTATTTTTGCAAAACGGCATAAAGGATAAGGTCTTGTGAAAAGTCCATATCCTTTGCCTCTTTAATAATTTGTTTGTTATCCTCTGGTGAAACGTGACCAGAATCGTACTCTATTAAAATTCCGTACCCTGTCTCTTTTGGTCCTAATATCTTCATTTATAGATTTTATTACTATAAATACATCAAGAACCAAGTTATTTCTTACTTTTGTTAAAATTGAACAATTTTTTATCGATTAAACCGTCGTTAATAACATTCTCCAATAAATTTTTTATTGTATTTTTAATTTCTTTTGATTTAACATCGAATTGTTTTTCAACGTATAAAGTTATTTCAAGATTCATAAATGACCTTTTTTCTAACTTAATACCTTTTGTTCTTATATCTAAATCAACAATACATTGATTTTTAAAATTTGAATCTTTAAGATTGTATATCGATTCTTTTATTTTTCTTCTTGTCTTTAAAATGGTTTGATTATAATCTTCAGTGTCATTTTCCGGTTGAACCCAAGAATTCAATTTCAAATAAATGGTTTTAAGATTTTTAAAATCTACGGTACCATAACCGATTTTTACATTATTGTAAGTCCCTAATGGGATATACTTACCTGTTTTCATTAATTTCTCATTATTATATTTTATTTTATGGTGTTATTTAAAAAATAAGAAAAAAAACTTACAAAACCAAAAATAATTTTATATATTTGTGACATACTTATTATATTATGATTATTATTGATTTAACAAAAGAAAAGAGTATTGAAAGTGCACTCAGAACCTATAAACAAAAGGTTCAAAAAACTAAACAAATTCAAAAATTGAGGGAGAGACAACAATTTGTAAAACCTTCAGTTAGTAGAAGAAAAGAAGTTTTAAAAGCAGTATATGTTCAACAAATGAAAAATGGTCTTAGTTAAGACCATTTTTTAATTCTGTTAATCTGTAGTAATTGTATCTCGATGTTGTCATTTGAGTAACCTCATCTCGTACACTATTTAATTTGGTTGTTAGACTGGTATCGTTTGATTCACTTAAAAGTGTGGATACTTGATTGTTAATAGATTCTTTTAATTCTATTGTTTTAATTAATAGTTCTTCGTGAGTAATTGATAGAATATTTTTTAATTCTGTTTGTTGTGATTCTGACAATGTATTAGAATAAAGTACATTAAAGTTGTTTGTTAATACCGCCTGTAGTAATGCCTCATTTGGTATAATTTTCGAATCTTTAGATTCTTTAATTTCTTTCTTAGTTGTTAAATGTTCTACTAGTTTCTTTTTTGCGTTAACTTTCTTTTCTATATTAGATAGATTATCCTTTTCTATTAAAACGTCCAAAGAGTTATAAATTTCATTTTCGTTTATTACCTCTACATTAATTATTTTATTTAATGATGTACAAAACGTAGTTAAACCATCCATTTGTTGTTTTAAAATATTAACAACCCCCTCAACATATAACTTAGCGGTTTCTTTATCTTCAATATATTTGCTTTCAATTTCTTCATAGAACAAATACATTTCTTTAAAGTCTTTGTTTTCTTTAATGGTGTTTAATATATCTTTAACTTCTTTCTTATTTTCTTTAGAATAAGATTCAGTTAATTTTGTCAACAGTTTGGTTTTTATAACCCCGAATTTGTTCATTTTTAATCGTTTATAATATCGTTCAATTTATTTTCTATTTCATAAATATTCTGTTGGGCTCTTTCCATATCAAATAAAACATTTTTTCCTTCTTTTTCTTCCCCCAACATACTTAATATCTTTGATTTTTTAGATTTAGTAAAAGATTCACTCAATGGTGCGTCTCCCTCACCTCCCGATGGAGGAACCGCTGCTCCACCCATATCCATTGCTCCACCAGCTGCATCACCACCCATTGCACCCGCAGCTTCTAATTTTTGTCTTTCTTCTTCAGAAATACCATATTTGGAATCCACATCGTCAAATATACCAGAACGTTTAATTACGTTTTGTGTATTTGTTAATTCAAATCCCATTGCTCTTTCAAGTCTTTGTTGTTGTAAATCTAAAATTACTTCTGAATCACTCATACCAAGGATATTCTTTTTAGCCCACGTGTGTGATACCGGTAAAATACCAACTTGTGATTGGTCAGATGTTGCGTCTTTATAAAGTGTAATCTTTTCTTTCCACTGTTCAATTTTTAATAAATCAGATTGTGCTGAAGGATTAGTTAATGATAATGAAAAATTATCTAATTCATCTTCTAAACCTAAAAGATATAAATGTACTAATGCAATTTTATTTAATTCTTGAATAATAGATTTTTGAATTCTATTAATCGTCCTTGCAAAACGAATATCCATTAACGCTAAACTCTTACCCTCACCAACAACCTCTTCAAATCCTAAGAATGCCTTTGGAATACGTAATGCGGCTAATAACTTCTTTTGAATATATTCGATATCTGCAATTTCACCTAAATTTTGTGCTCCAGGTAATGTTTCAATTGGATTGCTTTGTGCTGGGTCACGAACAGGAATGAAATAATCTTGGTCTACCGCCATTTGATTATATCTCATGTCTACATTACCGTTACGTGGATCTGAAACTTGGTCTCTTTTAAATTTGTTAGCAACACGTTGTACATAAGGTTCAATATCCTTATCGTCCATGTTACCAACGAATACTTTGAATACGCGTCTTTCAGGTGCTCTCGATGTTCTGTAAATTAACATTGCATCTTCAGCAAGAAGTAATTGTTTCCAAATTCTTCTAATCTTGTCTAACATAGAAGTTCCATAAGGAAGTTTTCTATCGTCACCTAATAATCTAAAGTGTGCAATCTCCCACGCTTGAAATTCTAAATCTTTATTCTTCCAAGTAAATCTTAACTCTCTTGTTGGAACTTTAATATCAGTATATGAATTCGGTGTTTTAGAAGCTGCACCTTCAATTCTTTCAATTTCAATATTTGGTAACTGTTGACAACCAACAACTCCCTTCTCAGGGTCTATTTTTAAATAAACAAAATCGTCACCATACTTACAAAGACCTCTAGTCCACATTTGTAAGTTAGTATTAACGTCTAATTTGTTATTGAACAAATCATCTAATATGTTTTTAACTCTATCTGAATCTGAAAATATTGTTAGTATTTGTCCTTTTTCAGACATGGTTGTTGATTCTTCAGCATAAATGTCTAACGCCGCAGATATCTCGGGAGTAAACTCCATAGATTCATAATCGTAATATGCCGATAATCTATTTGGTTCGTAATAAACAGATTGATTGTAAAGTGATTGGTCTAACTTAGTCCACTTATCTGCAATGTATTGACTCTGTTGAGCTTGCAACATTGCTTTTTCATATTCTTCTCTACTATCCGTTTTTAATATTTCATCTTTGTTGAAATTAAACGAAGGTGGTGTGACATTTTTTTGTTTTGCTTGATTTGGATAACCAAACACCTTTGTTAATCTCTGAAAGACGGTAAGATTCTGTTCTGCCATGTATATAAATACTTTTTTTTATAATATAAACTAAATTATTGATAAATGGAATCTTATTTTGACTTACCAAATAACCACATATGTTCTCTATAAGCGTCCTTTGATACATTCATATTGTTATTTGGGTGATATAAACTTTGATTGTCAATCCCCATAGAACCTATTTGGTCAAATGCAGTACCGTAAGAGTAAAACGATTTATTGGGTTCATATGTCCTCTCTGACATTGTCCAAGATTCCAACATTGCTTTATTAGCAGATTCATTCTTTTTTAATTGGTTGAAACACATATCTGCGGCGTATAATGCCATAGACATACTCATAATTGAGTCATCGTGTGCCCCTTTCATATGGTCTGGCCTACCATTCATATAAACAAACGTATTAAGTTCGTTTAACAATCTACTTGACCTAATACTAAATCCTTTCCTAAGTTGTTCTTCAAATGCAGCAACTATTTGAGTTCTTTTATTGTTAAAATTTATACCAGGGATTTTATCCATGGCCTTTTTATTCCATTCCCATATATTTTGGGTGTTTATCCCATCAATGTATAGATTTTTATATTGCATCTCCTGTAACTTTCTAGATGTTGCAACACCCATACCTCCTGTAATATCAATCACAATATATGCCTCATATAGTATTCCCCATTTATATGCGACTGAAGCCAAATCATCAGGAGGTATTTTACCAATATATTCAGCCACTTGTTCCCTCTCATCAAAATCAATAATATTAATAGATGAGAAATCTTCACTATCACCTCTACTAACATCCACCCCCATTATGTAACGATGACCTTCAACCGGTTCTTTCCAATGCCAAAATGTACCTTGCATATACTTTTCTTTAGGTATACGAATCATATTTTTAGCAATATTTTCTTGGGTATCACTTGGAATAACTCCATCACCTGAACCTAAAAAATCACATTCCAACTCCTGAGCAATCTTACGTCTATCATATTTAAATTTCTTAGACATAGATTCAAACCAAGATGAAAATGGTTTATATCCTTGTTCAACTAGTTCTTGGTATTTTTTAATATCAAAGTCATGTAAAACAACTTCATTGTCATCATATTGTTCTCTATTTAACATGTAATGACATATGTCGGAACATTTTACCCAACATAAGTCTTTAGTGTAACGAGGGTCATTAAACCACCTTAAATCTGTTATATGGAAATCGTTGATTCCGCGTAATGCATGATCATAAACACCATAATAGATAGGATCATAACCATTTGGTGTAGATATAAGAATAATCTTACCACCCGTTGATAGGGACGCCATAGATGCTGCCCAAAAATCATCACCCGCTTCGATATATGCCGCCTCATCAAATACAAGTATGGTTGGTGTATAACCACGTAATGCATCCGCAGATGTTGCCACCGCCTTAACCTCACAACCATTGTTTAATCTAAATCTACTTTCTGAGTTTTTATCAGGGGAGAACCCAACATTAATCCATTCAGGCCATTGCTCAATAAAGTGTCTAACCTTATTGGCCATCTCCACTGCGGTGTCTCTTTTGTTGGCAATAAGAAGAACTCTTTCGGGTTCACTTTCTTTTGCTGTTTGTAATTTTTTTGAAATCCAAGCTGCGGTTACTGTTGTTACACCAGCCTGTCTATATTTTCTAGTAATGTTTTCATTATAATTTTCATAATCCTGAATTAATTGAATTTGGTCAGGAAATAACTCTAATGGAACATATTTTTTTTGAGTATTATCATAAGTCTGCAGATATGTTTTTAACGCATATGGGGCATCTTTAATAATCTTTGCATATTCTTTTAATTGTTCTAATTTGGAATTCATATATATAAATACAAAAAAAGGGAGGTTTAACCTCCCTTGTATTATCTTTTAGGTCTGTCTAATCCTAATTCTTTATAAATATCATCTTCATCATCCTCGTCATCGTCATTGTTAGATAATGAAATACCTGGTATACCCGTTATGAAATCTTTTAATACGTCGTCTTCTGTTTCATTTGAAACATTACTTAAATCTTCATCAAATTCGGTCATTGTTTGTTCATAATCGTAATTGTTAATGTCTTCTTCGATTGCTCTAACCAAAGTTTCCACCAAACGATTTCCATTTTCAGAATTAGAAACAACTTCTTTCATGAACACTAAGAATTCTTTTGCTGGTTTTTTAAATATGTGTTGGAAAACCATTAATTGGATAATTCCTTTAGTTTCATCCATTAATACATCTTCAGGAAATTTAGATCTAATTCTATCCCAAATTGCGGGTCCTAAACGTAAATCCCACATTTCTTTTTCTAACGTATCTTCACTTTCTTCTATATCGGTAAAGTCTTCTTCATTACCTTCTTC